AATTAAGTCTCTATCATTCTCCCAAACAGCATTTCTATTAACATAATCTTTCTTTTCAGAATATTGCGATTTCCATTCAGGAAGAGCATGTTTACTATATGTTTTTGACTTAGTGAATGTATCGATTTCATTTTCAATAACATGTAGAAGTAATTCTTTTTCTGTTGCAAATACTGGGTCTGGGTCTGGAACTGGAACTGAATTAGATTCGGTCTGATTAGAGAAGAAGTTAAACATGAGTTTAGAATTGTGTGGTTACACTACATGAGACGTTTGGAAGTGAGTAACTTTATCACCTCAACAATACTTTTGGAAAGTATGGAGTAAGGTCAGAATCAATTACATTATGTTTACAGTCAACAAATTTCTTACGTGATATGTTTTTGACATAGATTAACTCACCAATGTTAATCTCTTTGTAATCTTTGGGTGTTCTCTTACGAATTAGAGCAAAGGCTTCATTCTCACTACGAGTAGATACAACTACTTTAGACAATCTATCAATATCTGTCAAGAAATTGTTGATTAGATCGTAAGATTTGTCATCAACAAACTTATCATAATGATATGAAAAAATGAACTTTGATCCACTACGAACACCACCAAAGTGTTCTTTGGTAAGACTATTTCCACCTTTAACTTTCATGTTAATAACTTTAGATAGAGTCTTATCTGGGTATTCACTCCATCTTAGAAATGCCTCGGGAGTAAGAAGTGCACCAGTTTCATCAATTTTAAGTGAAGAATTCCAACAAATACCACCAGAAAGATCTTCAATACACTTGAACATGGTGTCCCGAGTGTAAATGTCCAACTGAGATTGATCAAGAGACATGATCAACTTAAGTTGATTTTTAAGATGATTTTGTGCAGTAGTCATGTGGTGGTGGTGATTATACTATAGGGGTCAATTGGAGGTGAGTAACTTTATTATCGTTGACGAACTGAGTTAATTACAACTCTTTCCGCTGGATACTGTGATTCTACAATATCTCGTATCAAAGATCTATCCGCACTATCAGTTTGTATCTCAAAGTTGTGCCTACGACCATTACGATCAGTCCAGGCACCTTTTACATTAAATTGTGTCATATTAATCAGTTACCAAAACCATGATTGAAATTAGCATATGCAAACTCGGTACGATTTACCAACTTAACTGACCCATAGGTCACAGAATGGAAGACATAACCTTCACCATCGGTCTCTTTACCATTAGGAAGATATGCAGTTGGTGCATCGTTGATGATAAAACTATCAATCAAATCATACTTGATGTCAATAACCAACTGATACAGATTGGCAAGGAAAGGACAACCTAGAATGTCAGTTAGTGTGGCGTCATCAACAAACTGGCCAGACTTAATAAGAGCATTGATGGCAACTTTGGCCTGACTTGCTTCTTTGTCAGTCAGAAACTTGATGTTGTCAGTGTTAATCTTAGGTGCATCATAACCACCAAAGATACGGTCAACAGAAGGTTGTACCCACTTGATGATAACACTGTCATCAAACGATTCTTTGATTGGTTCACAGATAGGTTCGTGAAATGCAGTGGTAACATACACTTGAGTATGTGGTGCGATTACCAGTTTCTGAGTGATAGCCTCAGGGAATGCATATGTAAGAGTATTTTGTGTCAATACATCAGTTCTACCGAAACCAAGCCAATCAGCCCAGTAGATGTTATCAGTTCTTGGTAGATACTTAAGACAATATGACAGAATCTCGAACACTTCCATTTGATGACCAAAGTGCTCGAAGATGTCATCAGTTGTATAACATTTACGATCTTTCTTCTTGTTGAATGCAGCCTTGGTGCATACAAAAAACTTATCATTAAGTGGGTTTGTACCCCACACAAGAGACATGCCATCCATTTTCATGGAGATATGACCAACATCATACAACAACTCAAATACTGACAGGTCACCTGTCAAAATGGTATCTTCTGGATGTTCAATATGGGTCAATGTCATAATAAAGTGGTGGTCTTATACTATAGGGGTCAATTGGAGGTGAGTAACTCTAATTATGGGAGAATTACCCATATTTTACTACCTGTAGCCCCATTTGTCAATACAGTATTTCTTTCGACATACTCTTTGGCCTTTGATAATGAGATTGACTGATCATTCTTGATGTAAGTTCTAGCCTCTGCGAGTGTGTTGAACAACCGCATCATTTTTTGTGTCATTTCATCCTCTTATTGACTCTACCAAGGATCTTTTGTCTACCTTTAGCATCGGGATTGACACCAGTTTCTTTCTTATATTTGGCGGTCTCTTGATCTTTGAAGATACCTTTCAACATTCTTTCACCTTTACCTTTAATCTTATCTCTTTCGGCTCTAGTCTTACCTGAAGCTTTGGCTGGTTTGTAATCAGGAGATACAGACTTGGCTTTCTTTGTTGACAGGAGTTTGTCTGCAGCCTTTGTCGTATCTTTGGAAGATGTTTTAGTTGTCTTTACCTCACCACCACTCTTTTTGGCCTGTGCTCTTGCTTGTGCTGCGGCTCTTCTATCTGCCTTTACTTTGTCAGCATATGACTGTTTGACTTGTTTGTCATCTCTGGCTTTTTCAGGTTGTTGAGTAGTATTTGAAGTTTTATTATTACCACTTCTGTTTGGTTTCTCACCTTGTGGTTTATAATTTACTGGTGCAGTCTTACCACCACCAACTGCCTTAACTCTTGGTTTGGCATCAGGTTTTCTACGATCTGCAGCACTTCGTTTTGCACGAGGACCACGAACTGTTCCCATTTCAGGGTCATATACCTCAACCATTCCCTTTTTATATCTTTCTCTAGCACTTACGGTTTTATCTCTAGTTTCTGGCGAATCAAGAGTTTTCGAACCACTTTCTCCGGCGGAGTTGGCCTGAGTTTCTTTGAATTTATCTTGTCTATCTTTAAGAGCTTGTGCTCTTTCAGATGCAAGTTCTAAAAAAAGTTGTAGGTTCTTCATGCTTCTACTACAGTTGCGTTCTTAAATCCACCAGATTTACCATCTTCATTGGCAATCTTTTCGTCCAATGGACCTCTAGTAGGAAAATTCTTTTTATCTGAAATATCATCAGACCATGTACTCTTGCCAGTAAAATATAGTGTCTTTGAAGACTGAATCAAACATGGTTTAGTGAGGTAGTAAGCCATTGGTGGAGGTGACAATATAATATATTTATCACCCCCGATATTATCAGGAGAAGAAGTGGTCAGGCACACTCAAATCTTCTACATATGTCTCAACGCGTTCGTCACCTTGAAGGTCAAGGATTTTTTCCCAATCTAGATTATGTGCGTTGAAATCATCCATAACATCAAGCTCTAGAGTTACCCGATACTTAGTTTTGCGTGGAAGATAAGTGGCAGACATGAAAACTCCTGATTGACTACCCTGTAAGTATAGGGTATTTAGGTCAAGGAGTCAAGGTGTTGTGGACAGTGTTTGAACTGTCACACATCAGTCTTTGATATATCCATTTTTAACCAACCATTCACGAGTCATTGGTGTTGGCTCATAATCGGTCCACATTGTACCACGAGCACAGGATTCAAGTGCTAGTTGAGTCATACCTTCAGTTTTACCTGCCCAAGTTGCCTCCTTCTCCCATGGTTGTGCCGATACTGGATAAGTACGTTCTACCATTTCTTGCCACAACATAGGAACATCTTCCTCTGGCTTAATAATGGCAATCATGGTATTATCGATTGTTCCAGCCATACAATCCTGTGCTGCATGCCATCCTTCATGTCTCATTACTGACATCAATACACCAGGACGATGCATAAATGCTCTGTTCAGAAAGAAATTATTACCTACGGTATGATATACACCACGATGTCCAACAGGGAAATAACTTTCATCAGCAAGATATACTTGAACATCAATAAGAGTCAATGCATTTAACATGCGACTAAACTCTTCTTGAACTGGAGTCCAATTAGAGTCAGGATATTGTTGTACAAGATAATCAATACCCCAAACTGGGTCTACACCTTCAGTACATTCTTGTAACAACATACAACCCATTGAATCGTATGAAAATGGTTCAACATCAGGTTCATGATGTGCCATAGCGGGAGGGACTGTCATCAGTGACAGTGCAACTAACAAAGCTTTAATCTTCATCGTAAATTGAATTTCTCTTTTTTATATATTGTAATTCATTCCACTGATGTTGATAACATAACAACAATGTATGATATTTACAGTGTTTATGTGTACGAGTTATCGTACAATATGGTTTTAGTTTTGTACCAAGTTCTATTGTAATATAATCATCTTCTTCATCTCTATAGTATACCCATCCCTCAAGAATACCTGAGGGTTTCTTCCATTTAACATAATCATTCACCTGTGGGTCATAATCAGACATAATAATCAATCAATAGAAGGTGGGACACCAATAGAGTTTAATGTTTCTTGTTGTTTAAGGTATAGTTTAACATAACACCGT